GCGGCACATGCGAGACGACGGGGGGTGGGGCTTTCGGCTGGGGCGCAACCCGCGTGGGTTTCACCTTTGCCAAGCGCATGGTGCAGCGGCAGTTGGGGTGCAGCGGGGGATTCAGCACCTTCGTGCCGGGGAACACCGCTGCCAGTGGTGCCACGCGCTTGTGCAACGGCAGACAGAACTTGCAGAGCAGGTCGTCTTTCGTCACGAGCCACTGCTTCTGCACGCCGGGTTTCAGCAGCCGACGCTCGACGGCCTGTTGCCACGCTTCGACTTGCCCGATGTGCACCGCTTGCGCGACTTCGGTGCGGGCAATGGTCAGGGCACGCTGCCGCTGGAGTCGGGTCGCGTAGCGCGTGACGCTTTTCTCGGCCCGCTGCACGACGGACGCTTTCGCGCCGGCCGGGACGCGCGCTTGCACTTTGGCCGTGAATTTCGCCAACGCCTGTGCGCGTCGGGGGTCCAGCCCAATCGACTGCCGGATCAGCCGCGCCGCCCCATCGACGGTCAGTTCCCCACGCGTGGCGGCGGTGACGGCGACACGAATCGACTGCGTGGCGGCATCGCCGATGTCTTTGACCAGCGTGGCTGCTTTGTCCTGTGCCCACGCGATGGCTCGCGGGTTCAAGACGTTGAACGACCCCCCAGCCACTTGCCTGAACGCGGCGTTGCCCCCGGCGTTGACCGCCCCGCTGTAGCCGTGCGTCATCGTCGCGACGGCTTCACTCACGCCACCGTCCCAGACGGCGGTCGCCAGTGACATCGCTTTGCCGAAGTCCTTCTGGCGCAGCGCCTGCTCGATGGGGTTCCACTGCGCCGGGGAGGTCATCGCGGTCGCGCCGAAGACCGCCTCAAGCCGTCGCCTGAACCCGGGGACTAGCTTGTCCCCCTCGGCGACGAGGTCCACGAGCGCGGGCATCGGCTAGCGGCGCCTCCGAGGCGCTGGCGTGGCCGGAGGCGGCGGCGGGGGTGGGGGGGCTGGAGGGCTAGGGGGTGGGGCCTCTTCGTCGTCCTCCGTCTCGTCTCCTGCCACGGGGACGGCTTCTTCGCCGGGGGCCAGCAGGGGCGTCGGTTCTGGCTGCTCCTTGATGGCTTCCTCGGCTTCCTCCTCGGCGATCTGCTCCTGCTCCTCGTCCCACGTGATGCCGGGGCGGGCAATTTCGCCCTGCTGGAGGTTCCAGTAGAGCGTCTCGGCCGAGATGCGCCCGGACTGCCACAGTCCGACGAGCGCCTCTTGCTCCTGTGCGGTGAGCTTGGCCTCGAAAAAGTCCTTGTTCAGCTGCACCTTGATGTCGTCGCTCTCGAACGCGTCCTGCTGGCCGCGCCACCATGCGTGCCACCGCAGCGCCAGCGAGAGCCCCTGCGACGCGACATCGGCCAGAATCTCCATCGCGCTCGCGCTGCCCGCGTGCCGTGCGCGCACCGCTTCGGCTGTCTCGGCGTGCGACGCCTGCTTCTCCAGCAGACGCGAGCCGAGGATGGCCATCAGCTGTTCCTTGTGCTCAAGCGCCTTCTCCAGCGCGCTCAACCCGGCCCCTTGAAACTCCAGCATCCCGACCTTCGCGTCGGGGTTCGGGATGATCCATGCCTCGCCCGACCCAATAACAAGCGCCTCGCGCCGCTGCGAGGGAACCGGGATGACGGTCGGGTCGGGCGAGACAGGCTCGATGGGCAGCAGCGCCGTGGCGGGCATCCCGTAGCCGATGACGTAGGGCGTGGGGAGCGCGACGAAGTGCCGCCCGTGTTCCAAGTCGGCGCTCGACCGGTAGTGTGAGAGGTTCACATCCGCGAGGTCGAGGAGCGGTGGCTTTTCAACGCCCGTGCCGAGGCGTCGGCTGTTGATCAGCACGAAGGGGAGCCGCGCCAGCCCCACGCCCGAGCGGGCGGGGTAGACATCCTGCTGCTCCTGCGTCCACGTCGCTCGGCCGGTCGTCGCGTCACGGCGCTGCACGTACGAGCGCACCCGCACGCCGCTCGCTTCCAACGTGAACTCGCGCAGCCGGGGCACGCGCACCGTTTTGCCCTCAGCCGATTCCTCCCACTGATCCTCGCGCACGACGACGCGCGTGAGCGTCTCCACCCCGTCGATGCGCGTGGACGACCAGTTGATGATCTGCTCGGCGCTGTAGCCGGTCCAGTAGGGGCGGCCCTCGTCTTCGGCCGCGTCCGTCCAGTCCACGACGATGCCGTAGCGCCCCGTGACGAGCAATTCCTGCACGACGGTCGCCGCGAACAGGTCGAAGCTCTGATACTGGAGCGTCACGTCTGCGAGATCGTCCTCCAGCGACTCCGTGGTGTCGACGCTAGGGGGACGCCTGAACACCAACCCGGCGAGCGACTGCGCGGTGCGTTCGAACGCCGGGAACAGCATGGCGCGCAGCCGGTAGTTCTCGTAGGAGGCCGAGTTCTCGTACTGCCCCTCCAGCACCGGGAGGTACTGCGACTTGGCGGCTTTTACCGCGTCGGTGCCGAGGTAGAGGTCCCGGCAGCGTTGCCACTTGGGCAACATCGCCACGTAGTCGGGATGGTAGGCGTCGATGGGCACGAGCGTAGCCTAACGCGACCGGGTGCGCCTGACGAGGTGCCGTCTACTGTGGCTTGATGAACGGCACCGGCCCTGCGGCTTGCACGACGCGCGGCTGCTGCGGGTTGGCAAGCGCGAGCTTGGCCGCTTCCAGCATCCCGTAGCAGAGGACGCGGTTGTCGATGGGACCGTGGACGTGCAGCCCGCCGGTCTGCGGGTCCATCTCGATCACCAGCCGGATGACGTTCACATGCAGTGTCTCGCTCATTCGTCCTCCTCCCACATCCCCCGCTCGCGGTTCCAGCGGGAAAACACCAGCGGCGTCTGACGGCGCTCATACTCCTCGGGCTCGTTGTGGTGCACGCTCCGGTGGAAGCCCCACCAGAGACTCAGGCCGACGACGGCCCCCGCAAAGCCGAGCACCATGGACCACACTACGTCGCTCATCGCGGCTCCTCCTTGACGACGGTCACCGCGTTGCTCGCGTCGCGCAGCGCCCGCGCCAGCCGGTCGAGCGTGACAGTTGACACGCGGTAGGTGACGGTGAGCGTGAGCGCCGAGTTGGGGTGCATCTCCAGCGTGAGCGACATCGCATCGTCAGCCGCTGGGATGACGCAGTTGTCGAGGATCGCGCGGTCCACCACGCGACCCGCCACAGTGGGAATCATCGGTGCCTCCGGGGCGGCACGTAGCCGCGAGGGTTCGGGGTCCAGTCCATCAGGAAGTTCGCCTGCGTGGCCGCCCGGTCACGCTCGGGCCACGGCCGATTGGGGTCGAGCGCGGTGTCGTGGAGGCGGCTGGTCACTTCACACGCCCGCATGAACAACTCGTCCGCACGCTCGGCTTCCAGCCACTTGTCTCGCCGCTGTCGTCGCGCCATCACTCACCTCCCGAACCCCGCCAGTGGCACGCGCATGATCCCCGGTGGGTGGCTGCGTGCGAGGTCCACGTACGCGCTGGCGGCGGCGTCCACTTGGTCGTCGTGTGTCAGTTTGCCATCGGCCCGGTCGCACTCGTCGATGAACGCCTGTGCCCACGGGCGGTTGAGCACGTAGACGTTGCCCGCCTCGGCTTGCGCCCGCAGCGGCCCCCATCGCGTTACCTTGTCCCCGGTGGAGCGCACGCCCGCGTAGTCGAACCCCGCCAGTGTGCGCGCCCGCGTCTCGATGACGGCACGCCCGCTGCTGCCGCCCTCCTGCTCCTCGCGGATGATGACGCTTGGCCCGTCCGTCATGGCGGTCTGCCGGATGACGGCATCCACGTCACGTGGGCCCCACTGCCCGCGCACCACGTCTTCGATGACGATGCGCCCATCGCCCAGCACGGCCACCCGCACGCCTGCGGTGTAGTCCCCGCCACCGGGCGTCGACGCGCAGTCCCAGCGGCGGCAGCGCCGCGCATACTCGGTCGGTGGGGCGGCGAGAATCTTGAACCACGCCCGCTTGAACACCGCGCCCGCCACCGCACGCACGTTCCAGTTGCCGTGGCGCAGGCGCATCCGTTCGACATAGGGCAGCGATTCCAGCGTCGAGACGTAGCCGGGATCAAGCTGCTGGAGGGTGGGGTTGTCCTCCAACCGCAGCGGCACGAACGACAGCGACCGAGGGGTCTGAAAGGGGTAGCGATCTTCCAGCCCTTCTGGCGTATCCGCCCACACAAGCGCCTCGCCGTCGCGCACGAACCACCGCAGTTTCCCCGCGCGCTCGGGGATGGGGTAGCCGTCGTTGCCGATCCACCACGAGAGCAACTGCCGCAGCCAGCCCCCTGTGGGGTCATCACCCGGCACCGGGTTGCAGGTGGCGCGCACGTAGGGGCGCACGCCCGAGATGCTCCGGTTGCGCGAGAGCAGATACCAGAACTGCTGCTCGGTGAAGTCTTCCAGCTGGTCGAAGCCGATGAGCGCAATCTGTGCGCCCTTCCACGACAGGCGGTCCTTCTCGTATTGCAGGTGCGAGAACTGCACGGTGGCGCCGCTCGGCCACTTCCACTTCATGTAGGTGGGCGTGGCGCCCGTCGGCCCGTAGACGCCCATCGACTCTGGCCACGGCCCGCCACTGGCCGCGAGTTGGCGGAACGTGCGGCGGAAGATCACCGCGCTGAACCCGGGGTTGTGGATGTGACGCAGCGGCTCCAGCAACAGCGCGAACGTCTTGCCACCGCCCGCTTGCCCGCCCCCGATGCAGATGTCGGCCGGGTTGGAGAGGAACGCTTCCTGTGGCCCGGTGTGTGGCCGCAGTTCGTCGCGCAGTCTGAGCGCCTCAGCGTTGCCCTGCTCGACCGGCAGCGGGTGGTGGTGCGTCATGGTCCTCTGCGCGACCTCGTGGTGCCACGAACGACCTCATGGTCGTTGCTGGCTCGTCGTGGTTACCTTCACGCACCCCAGACGACCTCGTGGCACCCCAAACGACCTCATGGCTCGTTCTGGCCCGTGCTGGCAGCCCGCAGGTCGTGCTGGCAGCCGTCTGGGGCCTCTGGGACCGTCAAGGACTCGGCTGGCTGGCACGGAGAACGACGTTCTGCCCGGTCCGGCTAGGGGTCTAGCCCCCCCGGCGCCCTGTCGGCCTCCGGGCTGGCTCCTGCCACGCCGGGGGCGCGCTTCAGGACCGTCAAGGGCAGGGCTGGGGCCGGGACGGCTGGAGCCGGGGCCGGTGGCGCGTCTGAGGTCGGCCGCCAGCGCCCCCCGTCCCAGTACTGCCCGAACAGAGGCCCCCATGTGCGCTTGAACAACCCCTTGCCGCGTGTGCTGAACGTGATGGAGCAGCGCGAGCATTGTGGTCCCCCGCGGTTGCCATCCACCACGTACTCGCGCGTCGTCTGCATCGTGGCGCCGAACCAGAACCGCTTGAACCCCTCGACGCCCTCCGCGACGTTGCCCAACTGCCCCTGCGTCTCGCCCATGAAGTCCTGACAGCACAGCACGTAGTCGCCCGTGTGTGCGACGACGGCGTACTTGAACGGCTGGGCACAGTAGGCCGTGATGGGTTCGGTCACCGGCACCATCCCGCGTGGCATCGCCGCCGCCCAGTCGATGTGGTTGAAGAACGTGCCCAACCGGTTCAGGCTCTTGCGCGTCTGCGGCCAGTTGGAGGGGTTCTCCATCAGCGTGATGATCTGCGTCTTGGGACCGTGGTAGGTCCACGGCGACGGGAAGTCATCGGGCTGCTTGAGATACTCGGCCCACCGGATGCCACTCGCCTCGGCGAGCGCGATGTGCCGGTCACGCGGCGCGTACATGTCAACGTAGAGGACGTTCGCCCCGGCGTCGAACAGGTCGCGGTAGGTGATGGTGCCCTCGATCAGCTGCGTGCCGTTCGTGGTGACCTGCAACTGCGTGTCGGGACTGAGGGCACGGGCGATGCGGAGGAAGTCCAACAGCCGGGGGTGCAGCGTCGGCTCGCCCATCTGCGCCATCTCGACGCGGCAGCGCGGCGTGACCGCCCGGATGATCGTGAACAGCGCCCGCCATGTCTCCTCGGACATGAACGAGTAGTGGTTGCGTGGCAGCAACCGGGCCGCACAGTGCCAGCAGGTCAGGTTGCACCCGCGCACCGGCTCCAGCGCCCACGCCCACGGGCTGTGTGCGCCGTAGACGTGCCCCTTGCGTCCCCCACTGTGCCGGTCAGCGGCCGGCTTCTGTTGCCACCGTGCGCGTGTCGCCATTTGTGCGCGTGCGATTATTCGGTGCCGTTGCCAGCACGCCCGTTGTCGGGCAGGTAGATCCGGACGGCTTGGTGCTGCTCGATGGCTTTGCCGTCAGCCCCGGTCACTTCGACGCGCCGTCGGCCCCACTCGTGCGGCTTGCGACGCTCCAGATACCACGCGGCCGCTTGCCAGTTGTGCTCCATCGCCTTGCGCACACGGCCGAGGGCCACTAACTCGCTGTTCACGAGGGCTTTATCCACCTCGCGCTTCCACTCGTGGAGCGCCCCGCGACTGGCGCGTTCACCTGCACGCATCCAGCGGTAGAAGGTGTTCTTGGAGATGCCCGCGTAGGCGGCTGCCGTCTCCACGTAGCACCCGAACTGCAAGGCGTCGATCACCTTCTTGGCGAGCGCGGCGTCGAACTTGGTGGGGCGACCTCGACCGGCCATCTCAGGACGCCCTCCAGAGCGTCGAGAACAGGTCGTGCGACGGCACGGTGAGCACCTGACTGAGCCGCCGACACTCCCCGGTGGTCGGCGCAACGCGGCCGTAGACGATGGCCGAGAGGCGCGTCTCGGGAATCGCCGCCGCGACACTGATCGCCCGCTGCGTGCGCCCAGCCGTTCGCAACTCGTGGTACAGGCGGGGGAACCGGGGCGTGCGGCTCATGGGGTGAGGTGCTCGTCCAGCCCGAAGTGGACGATGGGGTCGACGAGGCGGCTGTTCTGCTTGGCCTCACGGTTCACGGTGAGCCGCAACCCTAGCTCGTCCGTCCCGGTGGGTGGCACGAAGTCGTCGCGTCGGATGAGCGGGGTGTCGAAGCCGCGCCACTGGCCTTTGACGAGGTGCTGAGGCCGCTGGAACCGCCGGTAGACCGAGACGACGCGCGGCCAGTCTTTGGTCAGGCTCCGCGCCATCTTGAGCCGCCCATCGCCCTGATACATGGGCGTGTTGCCGCCTTTCAGCTGCATCGTCCAGAGCTTGTCCACGCAGAAAGCGTTCATCGCGATGGTGCACCAGCCGTCTGCGAGGACTTGCAGACAGATGTCCGTATCCTCGTTGTACTTGGGCCGCCACCGGTGAGGGAGGCTGTTGAGGAACAACGTGCAGCTGTAGACGTGCTGGTTCGTCATGAACGGCGGCATCGAGCGCACGACGAACATCGAGTAGTTGAGGCCCGCGATGGCGACGTTCGTGTAGCGGTCCACGAAGTCTTCGGTCAGCCGCAGCGCGACCCCGGCGTTGCACAACCAGCGCCGCTTCTTCCAGACGCGCCGGAACGCCCGCATGTTGTCGTCCAACTGCCAGTGGCGTGCCGCGCCGAGCGCGATGGAGTGGTCTTTGATCCAGTTCCGGGCGTGCGTGACGCTGCCGAGGTTGCTGAACGGCAGCACCAGCACCCGCTCGGCTCCCCACTGCTGCCGGTAGGCGTCCGCTTCCTGCGGCTCCACCACCAACCAGAACGGCACCTCGTCATTCACGAGACACCGCGCAGTGAGCGCGAGGGAGGGGTCCCAGCGCCCCTTTGACGGCACGTAGACGGGGTAGCGCGGCAGGAGGCTAGGCATCGAACTTGACACGCGCCAGATCGACCCGTGGCTCGAACGGCCACCACGTCGACTTCGTTTTCTCGGTGTAGTGGTCCAGCCCGATGAGCGCACAGAACTGCGTGCGTGCCTCTTCGGTGCGGAAGCTCACGATCAACCGGGCGGCTGGCCGCTCGTCCAGTTCGTAGTCGGGCATCCCGACCCACTCGGCCGCTTCATTGATGTCCCGAATCTCACTCACGGGGCGCGAGGTCATCACCAGCGCGGCGAGCGTCTGCGGGTCGTAGCCGGTGCCGAGCAGTTCCTCGACGTTCACGTCCTTGATGTCCTTGAGGATCTCGGACAGCTGGCGGTCGTTGATGTCGGCGAGCAGGGCGATCTCGTTGTCGCCCGCCAGAATCTTGAGCGCCCGCACATCGTCCTTGTCGATGTCCAACCGCACGACCGGCAGCCGCGTCAGGCCCATGAGGGACGCCGCCTTGACGACGCCGTGGCCCGCGAGGATGGTGCCGTCCTGTGCGACGACGACGTTGCGGTAGATCCCATGCTCGCGGATCGACTGCATGATGTGCTGGAGTTGGGACTCCGGGTGGTCCCGGTAGTTGCGCGGGTGCGGCCGCAGCGCCGTGATGTCCATGTCGAGCGTGTCGTAGCCCGCGATGCTTATCGTGTCACTCATGCCGTCCTCGCCTGTGCCAGCCACGCCAACACCTCGGCGCCAGAGAGGGTGGCGTGTGTCCCCGTCTGTGGCGACTGCGACAGCGCCGCCACCACAGCGGCGAACGTCGGCCCGTCCGCACAGGTGATCGTCACGCTGTAGGCCGGGGCTTTGGGAGCCGGGTCTGTCTCCGGGGTGGCGGCGTCCTCGACCTCGGGCAGCGACGCCCGCAACTCGGCGAACAGGTCGGCGAGCGCCTCACCGGACGGCGCCACGCTGTCGAGGAGGGCCGAGAGCTTCTCGGCGTCCGTGACGGCCATCGCGCCGATGGGGTCCAGCGCCGCGAGGATCATCTGCTCCTCGGTTTCGGACAGGTCTACGAAGATGACGGGCACCGGCGTATCGTCGCCGCGCTTGAGCGCCGACAGCACACGCTGATGCCCGTCGATGAGGTGGCCGGTGCGCCGGTTCTCGATCACCTGCTGCACCCAGCCGACCGTGTCGAGCACTTCTTCCAGAGCGGCTTGCTGATGGGCGGGGTGAATCCGCCAGTTGTGAGGGTTGGCGAGGAACGCAGACGCTGGCCGCACCGCCTGTCCCACGATCCGGTTCTGCCAAGTGGTCATGCGCGGCCAGTATAGCAAGCCACTTTCAGTCCGTTGAGCGCCGGTCTACCGCCACCGTCCACCCGTTGCCGTGGATACGCCAGCAGCGCCCACACTGGAGCCGCAAGCGCCCCGGCTCGCGCACGAGCATCTGGTACTCCGTCGGGTGTCCACACCACAGGGTCGCCACCGCATCGAGAATCACGCGCCACAGTCGTCGCATCGTCGTCCCCCTTTCTGACCCCTACCCCTCCGGCATCACCCGCGCGAGCCGGTCAAGGGCCGCTGCGCGTTCGAAGGCCCCACGGCCCAACGCCCGCGCCCGCTCGGCTGCCTTCAGCACCATGTCCCGTGTGCCCAAGAGCAGCCCGTCGTTCATCGAGCAGACGGGATACCCCGCTTCGATGGCCGCATCCCGCAGGACGCGCAGGAACCGCCGCTGCGTGTCGGGCCGGGTGTGGCTCGGAAACCACGGGCGGTTCAATAGCAGCCCGCGCACCGTATCTGCGTGCAGCGGCTCGTCGCTCAGTTCGCTGACGAAGGCGTGCACCATCTCGGGCGTCACCTTCGCTTCGATGGCGTCCACGACCTCGTCGGCGAGGCCGTCAAACGCCGGGATGTTCCGCGTGAACAGGTCGGGCTGTTCCATCGTCGCGCCCTCCTTTCCGTTTCCATTGCTTCGCTTGCGGACACGTCGCCCAGTGCGAGTCGGCGGCCGACATGACGTCGCAATAGCGGGTTTGCTCGACCGGCTCCGGGTCGCCAGTGAACGGCATCGGCTTATTGTTTGGCACGGTCGTGCGCCACGTGATCGCCGCGCCACACGAGCGGCACATACTCGACCGTTTCGCGCGATGCACCTTGACCGTCAGCATACTCACACCTCGCTTACGCGCGCCCCTAGCGTGCGGAGCGCCGCGGCACGGCTAGGAATCGTGATGCCGACGCACCCTCGCTTGCGCTCCAGCAACGGGTACACGCTCCCGAAGGCCTCGTCGTACAGTTCCATCACCTGCTTGACAGTCCGGTTGGTCGCTGCCGCGACGTTGAGCGTGCAGAGGTCGCAGATACACGGGGCTTTGTGAATCTTCCACACGCCCCACACCATCGTTTGCCGAGAGGTGCTGCGGTATTCTCCGCAGCGCGAGAGCGCCGTCCAGTAGCGTCGTTGCTCGATGGGCGCGCCGTCATCGTCCAAGCGGTACTGAATCCAATGCAGCCGCACGTTCGTCTTGACCGGCAACGCCTTGAGCCGTGCCACCCATTCTGGGTTTGCGGTGATGAGTTCCGGCCACTCGTCGTTCATCACACGCGTGGCCGTCGTCATCTGGTTCAGGTTGTCCATCGTGCTCGCCGTTTCGCGCCCCTTGAGGCACGTCACGGCCAACATGCCGCACTCCCCGAACACCCCGGTGTCCACAAACTGACGCGCTACATCAGCGGACGACCCGGTGTGCCCACAGAGGTCGAGGTTGGCGATGTTCACCCACTGGCCCGCCGCTACCAGTCGTTCGGCGGCGCGGACCACGTCGCACCCCATCGCCTGCATCCGATTCCCGTAGCGACGATTCAGCGTCGCGACGATGGCCGGGTTCCGGTCCACGATGACCATGTTCTCCAGCCTGAAGCCGTTCCTCAGCGCCACCTCAATCTCATCGCCTTCGGCGGACGGCATCAGCAGCACCCGCGCACGGAAGCGGTCCGTATGGGCGAATAACCGGAACACCGACCACACCTCGCGCCGGTACTGACGCTTGTTGCCGAAGTCGTAGCCCTCTTTGGGCGCACGGCGGTTCATCGCGCCCCCCGATGAGCCCCGCTTGGCCCGTTGAAGTGGCAGCCGTGACAGAGCAAGACGCACTGGTCGGGGTTGGTCGGGTCGCCCCCGCGTGAGCGCGGGATGCGCTCGTGGACGTGCCCGACCTCGGTGAACAGGACCGACTGCATCTTGACCGGCGTGCCGCACTCCTCGCACCGATATCCCGCCCGCTTCCAGACGGCCAACACGCAGACGCGACGAGCCGCGTGAGCGTCCTCTTTCTCACGCGCCCGTCGCGCTTTGTGCGGCTCCGGTTTCGGGAACCGGAGGCCACTCACGGGTCAACCTTCGCTTTCAGCTTGGCGTAGAACGCCGCGAGGTCCGCCGCTGCCTCCTTGATCGACTCATCCACCTCGTCTGGCTGCTGCGCCTCCTCGACATCGTTCGCAATCGCCTGTGAGACGTGCCGCGCCAACTCGGGCATCACCGCCCGCAGTTGGGCGAACGTCCAGCTGCGCACATCGGCCTCGGTCAGCTGCGTCCGCGAGACGAGCAACGCCGCCAGCGCCGCCATGTCCATGCCGTCGGACAGCTTCTTGATGTCGAGGTAGTCCCCGAACGTCAGCGGCCCCTCCTTCCAGTTCACCTTCATCGCGCCCTCCATGCCTTCGCTGCCGCTTGCAGCGCCGTGGTGTGTGGCGCTACGTGCGTCTCGGCGAACTCCGGGTCGCACGCTCGCTGTGCGGCCTTGATGATGCTCGCCACGGCCCGCTCCAGCACGGTGGCGAAGTCGGGCGGGGCGGGTGAGCGCACCTGCTCGCGCAGGTCGTCCCGGCTCCACTGCTCCTTCGCCGCGCGGTCGAGCCACGACAGCGCGTTCGCGGTGTCGAGATACGCCACTTCAGCGTGGTGCGACCACGACAGGTCCGCGCGGCGTTGCCCTCGCGGGAACCGCTGCGCGACCGCCGCCAGCCGCCGCAAGCCGTCGTAGCTTCGCTTCGTCAGGTCGAGCGCCTGTGCGTACTTCTCGCCGTAGCGCCCCTCGCCGTAGTTGATCCAGTCACCCAACGCCCACTGCACGCTGTTGTGGACATCGAGCAACGTCTGCCCGAACGCGGCCCAGCGGTCGTAGTCCGGCTCCCCCTCGACATCCATCCCCAACGCGCCGACGCGAAACTCGCCTTCGGCCACGGCATCTTCAAGCATCACGGTCATCAGTCGCCTCCTCGTCCGGGCGCACACGCACCGTCGTCAGCGGCAGCGCCCCGTACCGCTTGCGCACCATCAGCGTGGTGACGAGCGAGTCGTCGCGCATCACCACGCCGGTCATGGCGTCGAGCACCGCCCGCGCCAGCTTGTCTACGTCAGGCCGCGTCGTCGGGTAGCGCCGCTTCTTCGACGCCGACTTCGGGCGCGGCAGCGTGAACGTCACATCGACCTCGATGGCCTGCTCCAGTGGCGTCCACCCCGGCCCCAGCACCGCACTCGCGGCCCACCCGAGCGCCGAGCGGTAGTCCTTCAGCTTGGCGTTGTCCGTCGTGATGACCGCCCGCTTGCCCACGACGAACGCCCGTGCGCTCCCCTGCGGCTGTGGGGTCATCGCCAACTGAAAGAACGCCTCTTTCCACGTCACGCCCACGTCCGGCCTCCTGTCTTGCTCGGGGCGAGCGCTCCCACTGGAAGCGCCTGCGGAATTGCAGGCGGCACCCCCCAGCACCCGGTGCCGCGTAAAAGCCCGGATGACACCCGCCCCGAACCTCGTCAGTCTTGTAGCGCCGCCGCCATCGCACACTGGGCGGCGTGCCCGCCCGCCGTCCGCAGCGCCCGACAACACGGGCACTGGTCGAAGAACACGTCGTTGCCCTTCCACTCCAGCCGCTTCAGGACCAACTGGCGCTCTGCGCTTTTGCGCCTCACACTCTCCAGCTGCTCGCGTGCGAACGCCTGACACTCTGGACATGGGGCATCGGTGTTGCCGTGCAGCGTGCAGAAGTTCGTCATCAGCCTCCCCCTCTCAGCGCGGCGGCAAGGCGGCAGTCATCCGCGTGGCCCTTGAACGGGCCGTCGCGGAACCCTCCACACACCGGACAGCTCGGCACATCCACCACGGGGCGTCCACCGCCCACCCACTCCACCTCGCGCAGCAGGTCCCGCAGGGTGTCCGTCCCATGTGGCGTGTCGTCCCCGCCCTCGATGCGCCGCGCAATCGTC